CCACAAGTTTGCAGAAAAATGCAAAGCAATTGCAGAAACTCACAGAAATTGGTGAAGTACAGTTAGAAACTGCAAAAAAGTTTGTTAAAACAACGAAAAAAGAGCTGGTTCCAAACCTCAAGAATCTGGATGAGATGGTGGGAACATCGGCAAAGGCATTGAAATCTCTTCGAGGCCGCGAGGGGTTTGGAGGACTGTTGGAAGCGATCACGCATTTTTTCATAAATGCGGATTTGCTATTTAAGGATTATTTTGGGTACATCCTGGACACCACCGAATCCAAGCTGGACCAAGTTCTTTACACCTTTGAGGAAACATTGTTGAGGTTGGATAATGTCACAGTTTTTATCGGCAACCGAATCAGGAATAGCTTTGCAAGAGTGATGGGAGATATTGACAGGGAAATCAAGGGTTTTGAGGTGACAGTTCCGACAATCTTTGTGCCTGAATCGGTGTTTAGCTTTGAACGGGTGGAAGGGGCATCCTCCAAGCTCAATAGATTGGTTGATCAGATCAATGCGTATTCTGTGGCCACGGGCCGACAAACACAAAGAGCGGTCTATGCGCACAGGCGCAGCGGCGTTCACAGCGCGCAGATTTATTGGCAAAAGAATATGCCCTCCGGACTCCAAGCGGATCATGAAAATGACTTATCCTATGATGTCCCTCGCATTGATCGAGGAGGGGACAGCACGGGCCGATCCTCAGGGTTGAGTTCTCCTGGCGCAAGGCAAGCCGCCGGACAGGATGGTGCTGGAGGAGGTGTCGAGGTCAACATCTATGACGGCACCGGCCAGCGCATTGATGCCTACAACTCCAGCATCAGGGTGGAAATCAAGGAGCGCAGCAACCGCCTGGGGATGATCCCAGCCCTCAATGTCAGCGGGGTCTAGTGGCATTCCAGGTCGATATGGATTTGACTGGCAGCCCTTTCAACGACACCGGCGGGGGTGGAGGTGCCGGGATTTGGCATCTTTCAGAACAGCCCAGCGGGTTTGATTCGTCCAGCTATTACCATCCGTATATTTTGAGGCTTCCAAGATTCTCCGAAGGTGGTTTTGATGATGGCTGGTTGGCTCCATCCTACGGGTCTTTGGTGATTGCCAACAGGCCAACGGATTCAGATCATCCGTTTTCTGGCACCAATTTGGGGGTGCTGGTGGATAATCCGATGAGTGCAATCCCGACAACCCTCTACTGGGATGGCAACAAAATTGGGGAAGTTGCCTGTGTTCTCAAGGATTTGACGGAGACTTCCCTGAGCTTTCAGATGGAAGCTCCAGTAAATGGATTTAATTTACTCCGGTTATATCTTGCTGAGACTTCAACAACTGCCGAGTTTCTTGAGATTGCAGATAACGGGGTTGGAAAATGCCGGATGACATTCTCCGCAAATCATCCATTTTCAGTTGGAGAGATCATATTTTTCATCGGCATGGATTTGGTGGCATCCGAGTTTGAATCAGATGGGTTTTCTAGCACTCTGTTCACTGTGACTGCGGTACCCAGTGGGCCAACAGTTGATTTTGACAAGGATTTTTCTGAGATTGCATTCGCAAATCCATTGACTGCGAACGAGCAAGTTAGTGGAGGTTATACCTACACAACAGACCAACTGGTGGACAACACCATTGAGGTGGATAGTCCAGTCACAATCAACTCAGGAGTCACCCTGACTGTGACCGGGACGCTTGCAATAACTTCGGTAGACCGGCGCTTGCCAGAGGAAATGGAAATTCCAGCCGGGTTAACACTCACGATTGATTTTGGGATCACTGTTGGAATCAGTGGGGCAACCACAACAGCAGGACGGGTGTATTATGATGCCGGAAGTGCATCCAGTTCGGATAGCCAATTGGCATTCGCATTTGGAACCCTCACTCTTGAATCTCCAATCTTGGTCCTGAATATTGCAGAAACCCAGGTTGGAAATCCCAATTTGTTGATCACCTTGTCCGGAGGAAATGCGGCAGTCCAGGATGATGGCGTTGCAGAATCAATAGACACCTCGGCAAGCACTGATTTTACAACAGTTGAACCCGGCAGCTTTCCAATGCTTTCCCTGTCCTCTGGAGCTGTCAAGGGGGAGGCCAGTGTTTCAGGGACAACCGGATATATTGACCGTACCAATGGGGATTCCACTGCATCTGATTTCTTTATATTTTTGGGAAATACTCTTGGATATGGAGTTGACCAAACTCTGGCACCAGGTTCGGATACCTCCAGCGCAGAACTGGCCGTCTTCGAAACCCGGCAACAACGTCTGATTGATTTTGCTTCAGTTGTGGCGCAGGGGATCAACTATCAGTTTTATATTGATGAGCCAAACAAAATCCTCCATGTGATTGATCGTGCAAACACTCCCAGCAGTGTTCTGACGATTTACGCAGAGGATATTGTTGATGTCAACCTGTCATTGCCGGGGCCAATTTCCGGGGTGATGTCCACCAGAAGCTACAATCAGGCACTTGGGGATGGCAGTTCAGCGAACGCATTTAAGCTGCAACGGACTCAGCGGTTTGTGAGGCTTGCAATTGCAGATACCGGGCGGGATAAGCGTATCCGGACATTTGCACCAAGCATGGAAAAGGCAACCCATATGATGGGAAATATCCGCAGCATTTTGGTGCGTCCTCGGATAGAGGTCACAGTGTCAGGAATTAACACTGATGTTTCCCTGGGGGAGCGAGTGGATTTCTTTTCAGATACCCTGGGAGTTTCCGGGTATTTGGTCGCCCGGAAACGATCATGGGATTTTGCAAACGAGCAAACCACATGGGGAGGGGATGCAGTCATTGATCCTTACACGCAAACTGGGACGGCATGAAACTGATTGCTGATAACACTATCAGTGCAGTAAGTCTCACGACCGGCACCGCATTGAGCGCATGGCCTGTGGGCAATATTGAGACATCACAACCCAGGAATCGCCTGATCGGTAGTGCGACCACGATAGTGGCTCGCGCTACCCTCACGGGAGCATCCACAGCCTTCTTTGTCGGCAACTGGCTGGCTAGCTCTGGCACTTACTCTGTCGATGGAGGTGGTGCAGTCTCATGGACAGCGGCCCAACTGGAAAATCAATATGGATATAATCCATGGGGCCGAGGATCAACCCAATGGCGTAAATCTCAATATGTTGGAATCTCTGGCAGCAGCACACTCGATCTGTCTTTGACAACTTCCACGGATTACAAGGGGCTCCCCTTGAATCCGACCACCAAGGCAATTGCAAATTGGCGACTGGATGCCGGCGACACCGGACGTTTTGAGGATTCCAGCAATGCAGTCATTAACATTTCTGAGCATGGACAGGTGCTGCTGGGCGGTTTTGCGACTATTGGAGGTTCAGAGTATCAAATCATCACGATTGTTGGAGATGGCACCAGCTCCGGGGCGATCACATTATCCGGAACTGCGGTTGCAAGTGCTGCTTGCACGGTCTTAAAACATCCTGTGGAGCTTGGAATTTTGCGGGTTGGAACCACAACCGAAGTTTCTAACGCCAGCAGCTTGAGCAGGGGAGTCCAGGATTTCTCCAGCAAATCCACTGGCCCAAATGGCAGCTATCAAACATTGATCCGGAATGTGTCCCAGACTTATGGAATCAGCAGCATCTGGTCCCAAGCCCATGCTGATGACCTGGTGGGAATTGCAAATGCCAGACGGGGGTTGCCCCTGCCGATCGAGGTGCTGTCCAGTATGCCAACTGAACGGAACTCCCTGGCGATTTATGGGAGCATCAGCAACCCGGATGAAGGCTACGTTGGAGCAACCGGGAGTTTCCGGAATTTATCATTTCAACTGATTGAGGCATTATGAGTACAGTTAAAGTAGATACGATTAAGCCTGTCACCTCCGGGGCAGCTCTATCCCTTCAGGGAGATTCCGGGGGAGTTGCGGTCGATTGTCTAAACATTGATTCTAGTGGAAATATTGATTTCACTGGGAACACTGACGCAAGAATCAAATTGCCCAGTGCTGGGGGAATTTACGAATCAGATGGCAGCACTGCAATTCTTACGGAATCCGGGACAGCAGTCACATTGAATAATGTTTCTCTCGGCAGTGCGGTCACTCTGCCATCGGGACTGATAACAAACTGTGAGAGCTTCACAAATTCGGCTCGGGTAGCCCTTTCTGCTACTGCCGGAGGTGGAGCAACCGCCACATTTGTTTCTCATTCTTATGACAAAAAACAAAGCGGATCGACACTTTTTGTCATGGCGACTATTGTTGCACTGGATGACTCACAAGGGTCGATTGGAATTGGTTTCAAATTTGGCGCAAGTGCTGATGTCTGGTGCGGATCATTCACCTATTCTTTTACTTCGGGCACCGGGCTTATGTATATGTTCGGCATCCAGGGAGAATTGGCATCTCACACCACAATAGGATCACAGACTCTCACGTTGCAGTATGGGGGAGGGACTGCTGGTACACCTGCCATAATCATGAACCCGACTGCGGCAGTAGATGATGCCCACCTCCCCACAGCTACAACATCAACCGTTTTTGTTTGGGAGGTGTCATGAAATTATCCAGAGTTTTAACTGATTCGTATGGGGGTCAATGGGAATCGTTTCCTTGTCCGACTGATACATTGGAAGACTATGGCCACATTATATGGACAACAGACACACCTCCAACTTTAGAAAATTTGAAGGATTTAGGTGTGTTTCCAACTCCATTTGATTTGCAAGCAGCAGAACCTTTGCGGTTGTTGCGAGTTGAGAGGAACCGATTGCTTGCAGAGTCTGATTGGTGGGCATCCTCCGATTTGACAATGAGTGCAAAGCGCAAAAGCTATCGGCAAGCACTCCGGGACCTGCCAGCGTCAGCGTCTCCATCCTTTGATGAGTCCGGACAGCTTTCTGGTGTGATGTGGCCAGAGATTCCAGATTGATTGATGGAGCGGAATTATGAGGTTTTGCTGATTGTCGTGATTGCCCTGCTGATGGCTTCTCTTGCCTTTTTTTATGAGTTTGCGTTAGCCGATAAAGAAGTCGAATTTGCTGTGGCCTATGTCCCTCCTCCAGTGCCACAACCCCCGGCTAAAGATTCAACCGAAAAGGTGCTGGACATCCTTCTCTCGCAAGGCGTGGCTGGCGTTGGACTTATCGTGTTGGCCTGGTGGATTAAAACGTCAACGGCCCAGGCGCGTACAGACCGGTTGCGGATTGAAGAGCGCGTTTTTAATTTGGTAGAAAAAAGTAACTTACAACTGGCAGAACAACATTCCGAGCTTGCGAACATTAGTCGTGAACTGGAACGCATCCGGAGTTGAGGGAACGTGGAGATTGAGACAATCGTAAAACTGATCGAGCAGCTAGGGGTCCCAATCGTTGTCCTCGGTTTCGCAGGTTGGTACATCAAGTTTCTGCAAATTGGATTCACGAGAGAGCGCAGTGATTTACGAGATAGTTTTGCACAGGAGCGAGGCGAGTGGTTACTGAATGAACGGCAAGCAGATGAGCGACTGGTTGAACTGATGAGGGCAAGCTCAGAGGCCCTAATTAATATGAAAACTGCACTTGCAGAACAGACTGCTGCGATGCGGGAACTGCTTGGAAAATTGGATAGAAAGCGGTGAATAGTTATCTAGTCATTGCCGGATATAATGTCGCAGTTTTAATTATTGTTGTTGCCATGTTCACCTCGTTGTACCACCTCACCTATAACGTTGGTACGCAATTGGAGCAGATTGAAATGATGTCAAGACGCACGGAATCCGGTACTCAAAATATCCAGATTCGACTCTCATTGCTGGAGCGAGTGCTGCTCAATTACGATCACGCGGAACCGGAACCGGAAAAAAAGAAGTGATGCCCAGTACCCTGAATTTCAGTGAGTCTGAATTGAGATGCAAATGCGGGTGCAGAGTGAACATGATGAGCTTGGCTTTCCTCAATCGGCTGCAAGAAATTCGTGAGGAGTTCGGAAAACCAATGCGCGTCAATAGTGGCTATCGATGTCCGGTCCATGATGCTGCTCTAGGTGGCAAGGGTCCGCACCAGACTGGCCGGGCAGTTGATATCGGCATCTCCGGATCAGATGCCCTTGACCTTGTTGAGCTTGCACGGGGATACGGGATGACTGGGATTGGAATAAAACAATCAGGGTCACACGCTAGCCGGTTTTTGCACATGGATGACCTGGGAGATGGCGTGAGTGGCCCTCGACCGTGGCTATGGAGTTACTGATGATTGGAATGCTTGGAACCCTTGCGCTAGGCGCAGCAAAAACTTTGGTTTTGTCAATGCTGTCCGAGAAGATCATCCTCAAGTTGACTCTGGAGATCCTGGAGTGGGCAGTGAAGCGTTCCAGCAACACGATTGACGACAAAATCGTGTTGATGATGCGGGAACGGTTACAGGAAACCGGAGTGATCTAAGGGGCTTGCCATTGGGAGGGGAGCTGCTAGACTGAAGTTGCTAGACTGGATTTGTCTTCTGGCCCTGCCAGCTGCCGCGCCGGTTGTTGATTTCGGCCCGTGCTTCCGGATTTGTCTCCGGAGGTTACGGGCCGTTGTCGTTTGCAAACACTGGCTGTACCCACTGTACCCACTGTACCCACTCTGTTCCCACTCCGGGCAAAATGGGAACAGAGTGGGAACACCGCGAAGCCTTGCAAACACTGGATGTTCCCACTGTTCCCACTGTTCCCACTCAAAAAAGCAACACCTGCACAAAAAAACCTTGCACTGTCGCTGTTCGTGATTTACGATAGTGCTAAGGGTCCATGAATTTGTGGGTTAGCCCTTGAGGCTCCGCCTGCCGCGGGGCCGATGCACTAACAAGGAGGAACGATGTCAGAGTCTCTATTTGCCTGGGAGGTTGCCAACCTGCTGGGCCTATCCCCGTCAAAGTTCCTTCGAACGATTGCAGATGAAATCCCGTGCCAGCAGAAGGGCGGTGTGCGTCTGTACAATCCAAGAGATGTCGAGGACTGGCAAGCCGGGACACTCACCAAAGGAGAAAATGATGAAAACGAGCATTGACCAAGAAGGTATTTGGATTTTGGATATGAGGATTAGAAAGATTGCCAGTGCATTGGCCTGGCAACTGAAAAAGGAGCCATGTTTGAATCCGCCACTGAAACGCTTGCAGGAGGTTCGCAATGGGACTGGCTTCTC